CGGTCAAAGCGGTCATGGGCTATCTCCTGACGCTTTTATCGCCCATCCCGTCTGCTAAGTCAAGTATATAAATGCGTTTTGCGTTGGAGCCGAGCATGGCAGCTTTAACCGCCAAGAAACGCGCAAGCCTTCCCAAATCGACATTTGCAGGGCCCGGTCGATCATTCCCCATTCCTGACAAATCGCACGCTCGCGCGGCATTGCAGGACATACCGAAGGCCAAGAGCCTGACACTCGCCCAAGCGCAGAAGATTAGGGCGCGGGCGTATAGCAAGCTCGGCAAATGATGCAGACCCAAGACAATTAAATGGCTAAGGCACCGACAGAAATCCGATCTTTGGCGCGGTCGCACACAGAGACAGCGATAAACGCGCTCGTCGGTATCATGAACCAGCCCGAAGCGCCTGCCGCTGCTCGTGTTTCAGCGGCGTCAGTATTGCTAGATCGCGGTTGGGGCAAGCCAACTCAGCCAATTTCCGGCGATGATGAATCTGACCCGATCCGGTTTGAAGTTATTAAACGGATGATTGTTGACCCGCATGCAGCTGGAAATACCGACAGCGAGAGTGTTCCGGCCCCTGCTGGAGCAGGCGCGGTATAAAGGCGCTTTTGGCGGTCGCGGATCAGGCAAGAGTCATTTCTTCGCTGAATGCGTTGTCGAGGATCACGTTAGTCAGCCGGGCCTGAGAACGGTTTGCATCCGCGAGGTTCTCAAAAGCCTCAAGCAATCGGCCAAGTTGCTCATAGAGGACAAAATCCAGTCTCTTGGCGTCGGCAAGATGTTCGACGTTCAGAAAGACAAGATCATAGCCCCCGGTAACGGCCTGATCATTTTCGAGGGAATGCAGGACCACAACGCCGAGTCGATTAAGTCCTTAGAGGGGTTTGATCGCTGCTGGGTCGAGGAGGCGCAAACCCTGAGCGAGCATAGCCTGTCGCTGTTGCGACCAACGTTGCGCAAGGACGGTTCTGAGTTTTGGTTCTCATGGAATCCTAGGCGGAAAAAGGACGCGATAGACAAATTCCTGCGCGGCGGGAATTTGCAAAACTCGATCCTGATAAAAGCCAACTGGCGAGACAATCCCTGGTTTCCGGCCGTTCTTGAAGAGGAACGCCAAACCGATCTGCGTCTATATCCTGAGCGGTACGATCACATCTGGGAAGGTGATTACGCCAAGGCTTTCGAGGGTGCCTATTATTCGGCTGGTTTGGCAAAAGCTAAACTTGATGGCCGGATTGGCAAGGTTTCCGCCGATCCTCTTTTGCCGCTCCGCGCGTTTATTGACATCGGTGGGAGTGGCGCTACTGCCGACGCATTCACGATCTGGATTGTCCAATTTGTAGGGCAGAGCATCTTCGTTCTCGATTATTACGAGTCGGTCGGGCAGGTCCTGGAATTTCACGTCAACTGGCTGCGCCAGCGCGGTTATCAAAAGGCCATTTGCCACCTGCCACATGATGGCGTGAATGAAAACAACGTCACCGGCAAGCGCTATGCCGACCATTTGCGAGATGCCGGATTCGATGTTCCGCCTCCGACCCCGAATCAGGGACGCGGTGCGGCTTCATTGCGCATAGAAGCAGTTCGCCGGCTATTTCCGAAAATATGGTTCAACGAAACGACGACTGAGCCGGGCCGTGATGCGCTTGGCTATTACCACGAGCGCAAAGATGAGACGCGCAACATCGGCTTGGGGCCGGATCATGATTGGTCCAGTCACGCCGCTGACGGGTTTGGCCTGATGGCTGTCGTGTACGAAGAACCGTCACGCGGCAAAGCCTTCAGCCGCAAGATCGAATACCCAAAATTGGGGATTATCTAATTGCCAAAAATGTCCGACTCCGATCTGCGGGCTTTACTGTCCGCAGAACACGCTTCTGCGCTCGGAGCCATGCAATCGTCAAAGCTCGATGACGAGCGCGCCAATGCAATGGACTACTACCTCGGCCGCATGGAACGTGACATGCCGGCGCCGGAAGGGCGCTCACGGGCTGTCTCATTCGATGTAGCGGACACCATCGAAGGTCTGATGCCTTCGCTCATGGAGATTTTCACTGGCTCGGACGAGGTTGTGCAATTTGATCCGGTCGGACCTGAGGACGTAGAGGCTGCACAGCAGGAAACTGATTACGTCAATCACGTTTTCATGAACCAGAATCCGGGGTTTCTGGTCCTCTATTCGTTCATCAAGGACGCGCTGCTATCGAAGGTCGGCGTCGTCAAGGTCTTTTGGGAAACCCGAGAGCAGGAAGAACGGGAAACCTATTACGATCAGACAGACGATGCTTATGCGCTGATCGTATCCAGTCCAGACATTGAAGTTGTCGAACACAGCGAAAAGCCCGATCCGTATCAGCAGCAATTAGCGCCGCCACAGCAGGATGGTACGCAACCCGGCGCGCAAGCCGCGCAGCAGCCGCAACAGCCGCCGCAACAGCAACCCATGCTGCACGATGTTACGGTGGTGACGAAAAAGACCTATGCATGCGCCAAGGTTATGCCGGTTCCTCCCGAGGAATTTGGGATCGAGCGCGGCGCGCGGTCAATTCGCGATTGCAATTATTGCTATCACAAGGTCATCCGTACTCAGTCGCAGTTGATCGAGCAAGGCTACAACGAATCCCAGGTTGAGGAATTATCGACTTACCGCGCATTCACGAACCCGGAAGAATTGGCGCGTGACACGGTTGACGAGGCTTCGTTTGCCGGTGAAGAGGTCAACAAGGCAGCCCGTCTCGTCGAGATCATCGAGCATTATGTTCGGCTGGACTACAACGGCGACAACAAGGCCACGCTCTACAAAGTCACGACATCGGGAGATAATGGTCAAGTCCTGAAACTGGACGGCAAGCCCGACATTCAGCCGTTTGACAGCATCCCGTTCGCGGCCATGACGCCGATCATCATGACGCATCGGTTTGAGGGTCGTTCGATTGCCGATCTTGTCATGGATATTCAGCGCATAAAGACTGCGCTCACCCGTGGCATGCTGGATAATTTGTACCTTCACAACAATCCGCGTGTTGAGGTTGCCGAGCAGAATGCCGGCGACAATACGTTGGACGATCTACTCACAAGCCGCCCCGGTGGTGTGATCCGCACCAAGTCTGCGGGCGGTCTTAATTGGCAGGTTGTCCCGGACATTACCGGTTCAGTCTATCCGGCCCTGCAATATCTCGACGCGCGCCTTGAGCAGCGCACGGGCGTCTCAAAACAGTCGCAGGGCATAGATGCCAACGCCTTGCAGAACCAATCGGCCACGGCGGTTAATCAGGTTTACACGGCTTCACAGGCGCGCATGAAGCTGATCGCTAGAATCTTTGCCGAGACGGGCATTCGTGACTTGTTCTGGCTGCTACACGCCGTCATCAAGAAACATGGCGAGAAGGCGCAAGTCGTTCGCCTCCGCAATCAGTGGGTCAACGTCGATCCGCGCAACTGGAAAACACGCGACGATCTGACCATTAATGTGGGACTTGGGACCGGCAGCAAAGCTGATCAACTCGCACATTTGATGGCGATTATTTCGTTGCAGAAGGATGCGCTGCTCAACGGCTTGACCAATCTTGTCACGGTTGAAAACCTCTACAACGCGGCCAAAGGCGTTACCAAGCTTCTCGGTCACAAGGATACCGACGCCTTCTTTACCGATCCCAAGACACAGCCGCCGCCACAACCAAAGCCCGATCCTGAAATGCTCAAGGCGCAGGCGCAGATGCAGTTGCAGGCGGCTAAAGCTCAAGCCGATACGATGCACCAGAACGCCAAGATGCAAGCTGACGCAGCCTTGGAGCAGCAGAAGTTCGAACATGAGAAGCAGTTGGCCTATCTCGACATGGGCATGAAGCAGCAGACCCATAACCAGGCGCTCACACACGCCCAGCAGACGCATGAAATTAACTTGCAGCAGATCGTGGCTAAAGCTGCCGCAGCCCAGCATGCCAGCGAGACAAAGGCTGCCGCACAGTGACAAACGAGGAAAGACTCGCCCGCGCCAGTCGTGCGGCTGCATTGCTCAACAACGAATTACTGACAGAAGCCTTCGCCGCGTTGGAGCGCGACTACACCGCAGCATGGCTAAACACCAAGGCGCGCGACACGGACGCGCGTGAACGTCTTTGGCAGGCCATGCAGGTTACAGGCAAGGTCAAATCGCATCTCAAGACCGTCATCAGTGACGGGAAATTAGCGCAGCGCGAAGTTGACGATCTCGCTGCGAGTGAAAAGCGCCGTTTGTTCGGCGTCGTCTAAATCAAAGGAAACCCCATGTTGGATGAAACCGCTGTTTCAGCGGATACCGTTGTTGTGCCGTTCACGCCTCCTGCGGATCATGACGATTCCAGCGATAATGTCGCGGAGGCTGCACGCCAGTTAACGAATTTCAGGAACAAGAAACCGACAGACACGGCTGAGGATGCCAGCGCCGATCCGGCAGCGGCAGAACAGCCCGAGGAATTGGCCGATGAGGCCGACGCCGCCCCTCTCGAAGAGGTTACCGGCGAGACGCAGGAAGCCGACCCGGCCCAACAGCCGCCACTCGATCTTCCGAGGTCTTGGGACAAGGCGAAAGCCGACGCATGGACAAAGCTCGACCGTGCCACGCAGGAATATCTGCTTGAGCATGACAGCAAGTCCAGCGCCGAAATTCGACGCGCCCAAAACGAGGCAGCCGAACAACGCAAATCTCTGGAGACGGAGAAGGGCGCGGTTGCACAGGCAAGACAGCAGTACGAAGCCGCGTTACCTGCTCTGTTACAGACGTTGCATGAGCAACAGCAGGGCGAGTTTTCCGACATCAAGACGATGGCGGACGTTGAAAACCTCGCCCGCAATGACTGGCCGCGATACGCCTTGTGGGATGCACAGCAAAAGAAAATTGCTGCGGTCCAGCAGGAGTTGACGGCAGCCCAGCAGCGTCAGGAAAGCGAGTTCAATTCGAAGTGGTCCGATTACGCAAGTAAGCAGGACCAGCTTTTGGTTGAGCGCGTTCCCGAACTTGCAGACAAGGACAAGGCTTCAAAGCTCCGCGATGCGGCTGCATCCGTGCTTCGTGATGTTGGTTTCGACGATAAGGAAATTGCCTCGGCGTATACGGGCAAAGCGGGTATTTCGCTCCGCGATGCACGGCTCGGGCAGATCATTATCGACGCGGCCAAATATCGGGAAGCCAAGACTGCGGCGGCAAAACCTGTCTTGAAAGCTGTGCCTCCTGTTCAGCGGCCCGGAACGGCAGACCTTCGCCCCACGGCCAAGGATGCCGAAGTCCAAGCCCTCAGCGAGCGTTTCAAATCAACAGGCTCATTGGATGACGCGGCAGCAATGCTGGCCGCGCGCCGACGATCCGCAAGATAAGGGTTCACGACAATGGCTCTCCCGTCCAATACCTTTGCCACCTATGAAGCGGTCGGCAACCGCGAGGATTTGACCGATCTCATTTCCATGATCGCGCCGACCAAGACGCCGTTCATGGCTGGCGTCGGCAAAACCAAGGCCAGCGCGACCCTGCATGAATGGCAGACGCAGGACCTGGCTGCGGCTTCCGCCTCAAACGCGGTCCTGGAAGGCGACGACGCGACCACCGATGCGGTCACGCCGACCGCCCGGCTCGGAAATATCGCGCAAATCTCCGACAAGGTTGCCCGTGTGACCGGAACGCAGGAAGTCGTCAAGCACGCCGGCCGTGGCAGTGAAATGTCCCGGCAGGAAATGCTCAAAGGCTTGGAACTCAAGCGTGACATGGAGATGATCCTTGTCGGTTCGAACCAAGCCAAGGCCGCTGGCAGCGATAGCGCGGTGCGCAAACTTGCTTCCGTCCTCTCGTGGATCAAGACCAACACGAGCAAGGGCGGCACGAGTGCAGCCGATCCTTCGGCGGCGGATGGCACCGGCACGCGCACCGATGGCACCGGCACTATTCCTGCTTTTACCGAAAGCCGGTTGAAGTCTGTGCTGTCGTCCATCTTCACCAACGGTGGCGACCCGGATGTGATCTTCACCGGCGCCTTCAACAAGCAGGTATTCTCGACCTTCACGGGCCGGGCGACCCCAATCGAGAACACGCAGGCCAAGAAAATCGTAGCGTCGGTTGACGCTTACGAAAGCGATTTTGGCCGGCTCAAGGTCATGCCGAACCGCTTCCAGCGCGCGCGTGACGTTCTCGTGTTGCAAATGGATATGTGGAAGGTCGCGTATCTGCCCGGTCGCAGCATGGTCAGCACTGTGCTGGCAAAGACCGGCGATTCGCAGCAGCGTCAAATCCTGTCGGAATACACGCTTGAGGCGATCAACGAAAAAGCCTCTGGCGGCGTGTTCGACAATACCTCCAGCTAATCCACCGCATAGCCTCCCACCTTGAGGGCTGTCCTTAACCGGGCAGCCCTTTTTCTTTGGAGATTCCCCAATGTCACTTCCCGACCCGCGTCCTTTCAACATCATCCGGGTTTTCGCCTATACGGCGGATTCCAGCACGGCAGGCAGCGCATTTGCTGTGTCTCCCTGTCGCGGCAAGATCATCAAAATGGGTTCAGTTACCGGAGCGGCAGTAACAACTGCCGACACGGCCATCACCAGCAAGATTGCCGGCACGCTTGTCACCGGCGGCGCATGGACCATCGCGTTCACCAGCGCGGCTGCCGGCGATGTCGACACGGCCATTCCGAGTGGCGCCAACAGCGTCAACGAGGATGACAATATCGAGTTCATTTCGGACGGCGCTGGCTCTGGCACTGTCCCGACAACGTACTTTGCCGACATTCGGGTGAGCTGACATGTTGCAAAGCCGCCAAGGCACCGTAACCAATTTCACCATGAGTGGCACGTCTCAGGCGACGGCTGCTTTTGGCACGGAGACGTTCCGCATTGTCGTCTCGACCGGAGGGCAGCCGGCCTATGTCCTGATCGATAACGGCACGCCGACCGCAAGCGCAACGAATGGCACTCTCATCCCGAACAACTGGATGAGGGAGTTCGCCGTCACACCCGGTCAAAAAGCTGCTGTTCTTCAAGCCGGGACGGCTGGTTCATTCTCTGTGACCGAACTGACATGAACGAAGTCGCCACCCGTCTGCATTTCGATTCAGACGGCTCGATGACGGTAGAGACTGTCCAGGATGTTGAGGACATTCTTGAGCATAACAAGACGTTGCGTTCCATGCCTCAGCGCAGCGATTGGGGCCGTCATAAGTGGAGCGCGCCTAACGTCATCGTCGAAAAACTGTTCAACGAGTTCAATAAAGACTGTGTGCCTCCACGGCCCATGAGTACGGAGTTCTGGGTGTTTGTCGATAAGAAGATGGATGACCCTGACTACAAAGCCTTCCGCGTTGACGATCCCGCCAATCCGTTTTTCATCGGATACCGCAAATGACGATTGCGACGTATTCCGATCTCACGACAGCTATTGCGGACTGGCTTGCAAGGGGCGATCTGACTGCACGTATTCCTGACTTCATCGCGTTCGCGGAATCGAAGTTAAACAGAACCTTGCGCGTTCGTCAGATGGATCAAAGATCGACAACGACAATTGACACAACATCCACCGATCCGCAGTTTATCTCGTTGCCAGATGATTTTCAGGTGATGCGCAGCATAACACTATCAAGTGTCGATTGGCGCCCTCGCCTCGATTACATGGCAAATGCTTCTCTCGATGATGAACGGACACGTCGCGGAAACGGGACGGGAATGCCGAAGTTCTTCACAATCATTGGGGATGAAATAGAGCTTTGCCCATCTCCTGACGCGGACTACACGCTCGAAATGATCTATCGGAAATATATTCCGGCTCTGTCTGTCTCCAATCAAACGAACTGGCTGCTCGATTTAGCGCCCGATCTTTATGTCTATTCGACGTTATTGCAGGCCGCGCCATATCTGAAAGATGATGCACGAATCCCAGCATGGATGGCGGCTAACGATTTGATCGTATCCGAACTCAATCAGATGAGTGTGGATGCAACTTATAGCGCTGGTCCTTTGACGATTCGCGCTGTTGGCAACACGCCCTAATGTCCGAAACATGGACGCCGCAGACAAGTTCAGTAGAAATCTGGACGCCTGCTGGACAAACCGCGCCAGCAGTCGGGCCAGTCAATACTGTTCTTCCATCAATTAGTGGTGCTGCAATCGTCGGCTCTACGCTAATCGTTTCAAGCGGTACGTGGTCGGGGACCCTGCCAATAACATTCACATATCAGTGGAATAGGGCAGCAATCGCGATTTCGGGCGCGACTTCTTCAACTTATGTACCCATTCATACGGATGCCGGTTCTGCTTTAACTTGCACGGTAACGGCGACAAATATTGCCGATAATGCGGCGGCAACAACTACTGCGACGGCTTCCGTCACCGAGGCCCCGAGCAACATTTCTTCCCCATCGATAAGCGGCGGAACTGTAGTCGGTGACGCGCTCACCGTTTCTGCGGGGACTTGGAGCGGCACGCCGTCACCGTCTCTAACCTATCAATGGGTGGCAGGTGGCGTGGATATTTCGGGCGCAACGGCAACGACATTCGTTCTCACGAGCGGGCAAGTTGATGCCGAGATAACCGTCATCGAGACTGCAACAAACTCTGCAGGTTCGGCGAACACGACTTCATCGAGTGTGGGTCCAGTTACCGCTGCAAGCGGTGGTGAAACGGTGAGCGGTGCCGAAACCTATCAACTCCTTTTTGCCGCATAATTAGGAACCTGAAACATGGCTGCCGGCATCGTTTATCACGACATTACCACTTCAAGTGGGGTGACATTTTCGTTGGCATGCTGGGTCCCTGACACATCAGCGCCAAATGTTGGCGCGATTCCGGTGTCTCTGCCGATAAAATCAGACGGCACCGTTTCCGATCCGACGACGACACCAGCCGGGACTAATCTCATCGGCAAGGTCGGCATCGATCAGACCACGGACGGAACGACCAACAAGGTTGCCGCTGACTTGCGGCTTGCTGGCACGGCAGTCGATAAAGGGGCGGGGACTGGCGGTAGTGCGACGATCCGCACGATCCTCGACAGTTCACAATTTCAAGCGGCTGGTACACTGACGGCGGCGGGATCAACAAGTGTTGTCCGCGCAAGCGATCAGGACGTGGCTCATGATGGGGTCGACAGCGGAAATCCGCAAAAATTCGGAGGGCGTGCGGTTGTCTCAGTGTCGGGCGAGACGGCGGTGTCCGCGCAGGATCGTACTGATTGGCTGGCTGGAACAGATGGCATCCAGTTCACGCGCCCGCATTGTGCCTTGGGTGACATTGTTACCGGCAATGCGACGAACACCGATGGGACCTCAACCTCCTGCATCGCGTCATCCGGCACGGGTGTAAAGACCTATCTCACGTCGGTTGTGCTGGCGAACACGTCGGCAACGGTAATAACCGTCGATATTAAAGACGGCTCGACCGTCAAAGTCTCGTTGCCTTTACCGGCTGGGAGTGGGTGCATTTTCAATCCGCCTGTTCCTATTCCCGGTACTGCCGCGACGGCTTGGAGCTTCGATCCATCGGCGGCAGCGACGACCGTCACCTGTTCCATGATTGGCTTCAAGTCGAAGGTCTGACATGGCAAATCGATTTTGGGTTGGCGGCGGCGCATCGACGAACTGGTCCGCTACCGGAAATACGAATTGGTCCGCCACTTCAGGCGGGTCAAATAACGCTTCTGTGCCGACGACCGGCGATGCCGTTATCTTCGATGCAAATTCTGGCACCGGCACGAGTAATATTGACACTTCTCTCACGATTGCCACGTTCGACGCCAGTGCATCTTCTGCGGTCAATCTGACGCATACTGCTAACGCAACCGTCACCGTCACAGGCGACGTGTTCAAGTGGAATGGCACGATTGTTTATGCTGGCCTGAACTTGCAGCATGTGTGGCTGCTCACGTCCACTACGGGCACATCAAGCGTTCCGACTGCTATCACAACCGCAGGCCAAAAACTCGGTGCGCTTAAGATCAATGGCCCGGCGGGATATTTCAAGCTTCAGGATGATTTGAACGTCAACGCGAATACCGTTGAAAGCATCCTGACGGTTACGGCTGGCACGTTCGACGCGAACAACAAAAACGTTACTGTCGCAAACTTCGGCAGCAATAATACAAATACACGCGGCATCAAGATGGGGTCCGGCCTGTGGACAATTACGGGTGATAGTTCGTTTAACGATGCATGGGGTACGGCTACCGTTACTGGCCTGACATTCGATAAGGGAACGGCGAATCTTCTTTTCACGAACACAACAATTAATCCTCTCTCTTTCAAGAGTGGGGGATTGACGTTTAATAACATCTCCTTTGCTGCCAATAGTAATCAGGGTCCAGTGTTTATCGGTCAGTCTACTACCTGCGCGGCCATGAGCATCGCCGCGCCGAATTGGGTAATTTTGGGCAGCGGCACCACGCAAACTGTTTCATCAATCGCGGTAACTGGCGGCTCTGACAATGATATAGTTTCTCTCATCACGTCCGGTAATATTTCGGTGGTTGGAAATGCGACTCTGTCAGTCGCGTCCGGTACTGTCGCTCTTGATTGGGTCGCACTGCGTGGCATCACTGGCTCAGGTGGCGCTACATTCACGGCGACAGACGCATTCGATCTCGGTCAAAATTCTGGCTGGACAATTACAGGACCAAGTGGCGGCGGTGGATCAAGCATCGTTGGCGTGATTGGTTCGTAAATGCTTTTGCGCATCGGCAAGGGCATCCCGGCGCCGCCTGACACTATTACGGCAAATGCCTTCGAGATGGATAACCGCTTGTTCCAGCGGGCGGCTGGTCAGACGAGCGGCCCTGTCATTGCCTCGGGGACATACAGCGGCGGGACGCCTGTCCTCGGGATGCAAGGCAAGGTTTTTGCGGCTTCCGACGATAGCGTGCTGGTTAATTGGACCGACATGCAGAGTTTTGCATTCGGCTCCGGTACATGGTCCGGGAGGATTCCCGGCGTGCCGCAAGCAACAAAATGCTACTACCAGGCGCGGGTCAAGAACGCGACAGCCGTCACGGCGCAGGTATCTAATAATTGCGTTATTGGCGATTGGTTCGTCGGCTTGGGTCAATCAACACTTGCCGAAATATCGCTTGATAATACGAGTAGCCTGACAGCGACGGGACCAGACGGCACTAGCCAGTTTGTTCTAGCCGGCGTTGCCGGGTTTGCAGATACCTACTTCGACAAGTCCGATCTTGGCGCAGCTATTTCGACATTCTTGATCGATTACCAAGCCGCGACAGGAATTCCGTGCGGTTATTTCTTTTCGGCTATCCCCGGCTCCGATTATTCGGACATGAAGCCGGGAACATCGATATGGACAGCGCTCCTAGATCAACTTGCTGTGGTCGGCAATGATGTAGCAGGAATGTTTCTGATTGGTGGCTATGGTGATGCGAACTCAAACTTTTCGCCGGGTACTTCGCTCGCATCCATAAAGTCTATTGGAGACGGGATTCGTGCGGTAACGGGTCGTACCGCAATTCAGTTGCCCATCTTCATGGCCAGCATGGCGCGCGATGGCGCGAACGACGCTCTAGGCGCTTGGCCGGCAAACGTCCTGACGGGATTTGAGGCGGATTCAGGCTTTGGCGACTCCGAAAAGGCCCAGCTCTTAGCCACACAGCTATATACGGGCTTCGTCTATTCGAACTCGAACGAAGATGCGCTATTAGGGCCAGACCACTCACATTGGCAGTCAACGGCATGGAATGCGCTTACTGCGCGTCTGGCACAAAGCGCACAGTTCACCATTGAAGGGACTGGCGGCGGCGTGGCCGCTTGGTTCATCACCGGCATTGAGATGACGAGCGCCACGACCACGACGGTTAACCTTCAGCACTCACTCGGCACGGACTTCACCCCCACAACGGGCATAACGAGCTTTGAAGTCTCGGAAGATGATGGCGCGACGTGGAACTACATCGATGCTGTTGCCGACGACACTGTAGCCGTTCGTGCAAGCGCGACATCAATCCTGCTGACTCATTCCAGCCTGAGCACGGATCATAGGCTCGTGCGCTATCAGTACGGAACGTGTCCCGACATAAGCGGCATGGTGAAAGACAATAGCGCCATGACGCTGCCGCTCAACAAGACCGGCGCGCTCTATATGCAGGCTGAAGCGTCAAGCATCTACCCGCGTGTGCTTGGAACGGCTGGGGTTGCCGCAGCAGGATTCAATAATGACACGTTACTAAATCCGTGGCGCACGGACGCTGGTGTGACGCCTTCGACAAATCTACCTGGCGATCTTCTGTTGATGCCTGCGGTTTGCAACGGCGACGACATTGATGCGCCGGATGATAGTTGGTCGTTACTCGCAAGTCATACCAGCACGGCAGGTTTGCATGCAAAGGTGTTCTGGAAAATCTCGGATGGCACTGAACCTAGCCAATACAACATGGGGCCAGCGAGCGGCGGCACAGAGACGTTTAGTTCCGCCATCTATCAAATTCGCGGCAATCATTCTGGCGCCCCTGAGATCAGCGATTTTGCCGATGGGAATAGTATTTCCCCGACCGCGCCAGCGCTGACAGCTTCATGGGGATCAAATGAAAACCTGTGGATCAATATTCTGCTGTTTAATCCGGTGTTCGACAACTCGATAACTGACTACCCGTCAGGCTATACGGACAATCAGCAATTAGCGCGGTGGACAGTTGCCTCGGGTGCCGCTTCGGCAATGGCATCCAAGAACGCGACGGAAGCCACTGACACGCCCGGCGCTTTCACGTTACCGAACGCCAAGGACTACATCGCAGCTACAATCGTTGTGAGGCCGCGCTAATGCCAATCTTACCCTTCGGAGAATGGCGACCGGACGTTTCGGACTATCAAGGCCAGACGACAAAGAACATATTGAACGTTGTCCCTCGTGGGGATGGTTATGGACCGTTCAAAAACTCTGTGCCATTTTCGGGGTCTTTGCCTTCCGCATGCCGGGGATATTTCTACGCGCGCAAGAACGACGGATCAATTTCGGTGTTCGCCGGCACGTCAACGGGACTCTATAATCTCAATAATACGGACGGAACTTGGACCGACGTTTCAAAGGATGCCACGACCTACTCGGCGCTTTCGTCTAATGCACAGTGGCAATTCGTCCAGTTCAACAACCTTGTTTTCGCCACGCAGGTCAATGCGCTGCTCCAGGTTTTCAACCTGACTTCATCCAGCGCGTTCGATAATGCTGGCGGATCACCTCCACAAGCAGCCTATATCGCTGTCGTTAATCGATTCATCGTCCTCACTGGACTGGCTTCTCCGAATGTCTATCGCATCCAGTGGTCCGGCTTGAATGATGTTACTTCCGGTGACGCGTGGACACCGGGGGTAAACCAATCCGATTTTCAGGACTTGGCAGACGGCGGAATCGTCCGGGGCGTTTCAGGGGGCGAGTTCGGCGTCGTCTTTCAAGATACATCGATCCGCAGGCTCACCTACGCGCCCGGCTCGCCTTATGTTTTTGGCATTGACCGCATC